GGAATTTCAATTTCTTTAACATCTTTAAATGCATCGTTATACCTCGCCTGGACAGCCCTACGCTTTGCACAAAGCTCATCAATTCTTCGAAGCTGTCCTAATCCAACAACCGCCGTTAAATCATTCATATATGCCTTAAGACCTTCAACGGCAGGAAGATCATAATCCCATGTATATCGTTTTCCTTGTGCTCGTTCAAAAGTATTTTTTCGAATACCAAGCCATGTTAATTCTCTCAATCGTGCATAAATTTTTTCATCGTTAGTGGTTATCATTCCTCCATCCCCCGTAGGAAGGGATTTAACCGCTTGAAAACTCCAAATGGTAATATCTGCCTTTTTCCCCGCTCCTGGAGTGTACATAGCGTGGGCAGCGTCTTCTATGATGAGTCCATCAAACTTTTTTCGCAGCCCATCAATGTCAGCAAGTCTTCCATGAGAATCTACGGTTATAATTGCCTTTGTATCTTTGGTAACAATAACAGACTTTGGATCTAAACAAAGGGAATTAGCATCAATATCAGCAAACGTCACATCCATGCCATTCCAACCGCCAACTATTGCATCGGCAACGAATGTCATTGGGGTTGTTATTAATTCTCCACCTTTTATGTTATAAACCTTTAAACATAAATCCAGGGCTGCTGTTCCAGAATTAACGCCTATCGCATATTTTGCCCCAACCTTGTTTGCAAATTCTTTTTCGAATTCAAAAGTTTTACTTGCTTGCCCCCACCATCCTGAATCTATAACTTCAAGAAGATCCTTCTTTGTTTGTTCGTCCATATCTGGTTTTAAAACAGGAATAAGATTGTCCATAAAAACTCCTTTATGCTCTTTCATAAAATGCGTACCCCAAAATTGTTAAGAGCCTATGATAAAACGTGTGAAAATTTAACCCCTTCATCCTTCCATTAAAAGCTATTTTATCCGCATATTCCTTATTTTTTAAAAGAAATTCCATTTTTTTAATCATTTCTTCCTCGTTTTTATAAGAAAGATAATCTACCCCTTCAACAAGGCTGGTATACTGAAGATCAGGAACGTTGTTTGTTAATACTGGCCCAATGGCTAATGACTCAAAAAATCGTTGAGCAAGTTCTCCCTCTCCCTTTTCGTTATGAGCAGAACAAATAAATTGAACTCTTGCCTTACTCATTAACTCGGAAAACTTCTCTGGTGAGTAGCCCTTACCTAAAAAATTAAAGTTAAATTTATGGGAAAGGACGCTGATTGCCTGAATTCTTTTTTCATAGATTGGATTTTCTGTTGAACCGACAAGGACAAAATCGTGTTGTTCTATTCCTGGAGTTTTTTTATGAAACTCTGGATCAAATGCTTGAAAGAGAAGCACCTTATTTCCCCGTATTTCAACTTCAGAACGACTTATCGCACAAAATATAGTATCTAATTGATGCCAATCTTTTGTGAATCGTGGGAGATTAATTAATAAATCTATTTGCCACGCCCCAGTCCACTTACTTCCTTTAATAATTTCGTCATAGGGCTCAATATTTAAAACGTATTCAACATCCTCTATCGTTCTCGATTTTATATCTCGAACGTATTCGATGCCCATTTGCTCCGCTGCTCTAAGAAGATATTTCTTTTTTGTCCATCCGTTATCTGAAGCATTATCAAGGCAGTTAAGCCATAATGTTTTTTCCATACTATCCTCCGAGAACCATCTCAATTCCCCGTTTTAACGATTCTCCATAAGATTTTTCAGAAAAATCATTCAATACTCTGTCGCGGGTATAATCTTTAAATTCGGCGAGGCGTGGAGAAGAGCTATCCACAATAAGAGGAACTCCGCATGCTATAGTTTCCAAAACCGCCCTTTGACATCCTCCCATATCATCTGGAGATAAATAAACCGTTTTAGAGGCATTGTAGAGGCTTACAAGGGCATTGCTGGGAACCCAGTCCATCGTCATAACTCCGTTCTCCTCACAAACCTCATAACACTCTTTTTCCCATCCATTTGCTTGTTTTTGACCAACCGCCAATGCTGTTTCTACAAATCCTTTTTCTTTCTGCTCTTTGAAATACGACGAAAATTTTTCATGATGTTTCCATTTTGCGAATGCTGCTGGATAAATAAGATCAAATATTTTAGGAAAATTATTTAGAGGTCTAAACAATTGAGTGTTTGTTCCAAACGCTCGTATCGATTTTGTTCCTTGGCTTTCGAATATCGGAATATCAAATGAATTTTCTGCAAAAACTATATCAAAATTTTTTATTAAGGGGTGTCTCGTTGGACCGCCTCCAAAACAAAGACCCTGTTTCTTAAAGATTTTGTGATAGTGCTGTTTTTTATCAAATGCACCCCAAAATAAAACAAAATCAGAATTAGACGGAATAGAAGGATTTTTCATCATCTGAACATTATAGATATCTATTTTCCAATTATAGGTAGAAACAAGATACTGCAATGCAGCATGAAGACCATCATCCCACCCCTCAAAAAAGAGGGGTTCCATATCCATAATAAATGTCAAATGCATACTTAAACCTTTGCTTTTTCCATTATATTTTCAGGTTTTCCATAAATACCAGATCTACTTCCGGTATATCGTTTTTCAAATCTTGCTAAACTTGCACAAATACGAGAACAATACCCTACCGACCCTCTTCCTCGCGTGGAAAGTACAACAATTGGTTTTCCACAAGTTCTACAAAGCGATCTAGGAAGTTTTGCTGATTGAAACTGAGCCATAAATATCACCCCCTAAATAATTTTTATAACATCCTTTTTTGATTTAAAAAGAGTATCCCACTGTTCCGAAACAGATTCCCAACTAAATTTTATTGGCGCCGACTCCATCATTTCTTTTCGTATTTCTTCTTGCTTTTTTTCATTTTTCATAAGATCAATAAGCACCTTTTTATACCGCTCTTGACCATCTTTTTCCGTAATGTCTACAGGAACTTTTTCTCCCCACTTTACCGTTTCATGAAGCGCAGCGTAATCAGTTACCACAGGAATAGCTCCATATGCCTGGGCTTTCATCGCACTCATACAAGATATTTCTTCAAAAGAACAAGTGTATGCCCAAATAGCACTCGTTGCATATGCTTTATTTAATTCAGTATGACTTACCCTTCCGTGATCAACAATCCCCTCCTGCTTCATCAACTGTTGAACCTGTGTTTTCCATTTTTCCCTAGCAGGATTATTTGCGTGAATTCGATCATATAAATTCCAACCATAATAAATATCGAGCGTCGCGTCGGGGATTTCCTTTTTAATATCCGCCCACATGGAAAGCAAGTAGACTAATCCTCTATCATAACTTGAACCGTAAATAAGTTTATGAACCGGTCTCTCCCATTTTTTATTGATATCGATTGGCATAGGAATACCATTAGAGGTTAAAAATATTTTTTCATCCGGCATAGGAACAAACTCTCCATTTTTATTCATCCTGAGCAAACTCTTGTGATATTCAGATAAAACAAATATTTTATCTATTTTTTTAATTCTTTCTTCCGTAAATTCTGAAACAGAAGGAACATCGTGAAGCCAAAGATATATTTGATTCGCAAATAAATTGTTATCAATAAATCCTATCGCCCTCCACAATATAAGAATATTGAACGTGTCCTTCGCGTTTATATTATGCCAATTTTTGTATGTAACCCCCTCATATTCACCAGCATCATCTTGTGGATCGCCGTATACCGTTACTTTATATCCCTTTTTAACCAATTCTTTAGACAAATAAATAATTGCTTCTTCGCTTCCACCAATTCCTTGCTTAATATTTTTAGGAGACCATTTTTCGAATCCTGGACCACAAAGAATTGTTATCTCATCCTTTCCCCATATCTTAGGAGGAAGAAAACGATGTCGCATCTGTGAAGCAAATTGTTCCCCCTCTATCTCTCTTGGAACTGAATTAGTAAGAGATATTAATTTATCCACTTCATTGTGTGTCTCCAAATACTTCCCCACATAGACAATTGACTGAGCAACCTTATTAACCGTCATAAGATCATCAACCATTTTTACTCGTTCTTTTGCCGCTTCAATTGAAGGAAACATTTCAAGAAATTTTTCAGCAGATCGCTTTGCCCTGGGTAAATCTTGTTTTGCCATTGCAATATTAAAATCTATCTCTAATGCACGAGACTTAAGCTCCCTTGGCATAGTAATAATTGTGGTGTTGGGGATGGGTGTATTTACCCCAATTTTAAGCCAATGTTCTGCTTTTTCCCAATCGGCTTGTAACGTGTAAATAAGGGCTAATTCAAGATAATAATTAGGGAATCGTGGATCCTCCCTAATTGCTCCAATAATAGATTCCATTGCCATTTTATATACCCCGAGAGAACGAAATATCTGTGCAGCGTATTCCCACGCTGTTGAACGTTCTTCTGCCCATCCAGATGGTTCTTGGTAATCTTTACTCCCCACCTTTCCTGCTCCCGATAGATATTCATCAAATAAAACAAGAGCAAGTTCATAATATTTTTTTTGTTCAACCGGATCACTTTGCATCTTTCCTTTGTCATAATACGTTTTAGCCAAATACATAAGCGTTCGAGGGTCCTTATGGTTTTCTTCTCGAGCTGCATCCTCAAGAATTTTCATGTTTCGTTGGGTGTTTTGATCTGCACGATCTGGGGTAGTGAGATGAATTACTTTTACTTCTGGACGGAATACCTTAAGAACGTTTTCACTTCGTTGTTCAATCAGTGTTTCGTGAAGCTTTCCTACCCACTTGAAGGTCTTATCATTGCGAATAATTCTCTCTCTTTTGTGCTCAATGATTATATCTTTAATATTCCCTTTTTCATCAATATCAACCATATACCAATAATCAAAAAATACCGCTGCCTGATTATTGATATAGGCGTCTCTAACAATTGGACGGATCATATCGATGTTATTATAAACATCGTCTGAATCCATCCAAAGAACATAATCCTCTTTTACCTGATCAAAAGAAAAATTTCTCGCGTTTGAAAAATTATTATTCCACGGATAAAAAGAATATACCGCATTATATTCTTCGGATAATTTTTTAATTTTTTCTTGGGGATCTTTAGTTCCGGTTATATAGATTTTATCTACTACTGACTTTACGGAATCTAATGCTCGCTTGAGGAAAGCCACTTCTGAATCATCTTTAATGATAAGTGCCAATCCAATTGTTGGTTCTTTTTGTATTTCTACCATAGCGCGTCTTCCTGTCCTTCGGAAAGTTACTTTTTCTTTCCTTTAAGACTCGCTAGAAACGTGGAAAATGTTCCCGATTTCTTAGCTACTTTTTTAATAACAACTTTTTTCTTCAAAAAAATTCACCCACCTTTCAAATGATATCTTTTTTAGAGTATAAAAAGATAAAAAATCTGTCAAGGAAACTACAATTTTTCTGGAACCTTAAAGGCGGGATATCGTTTAGCAAATTCATTAAAAAAAAGTTTATCAAGTTTTAATTCATCTGCTTTATAGACCGCTCGAATAAGGTTGTGGAGCGCTTGTGGAAAAACAATAGTTAAACGTCTTTCCATATTCTTATCTCCCCTCGTTGTTCCATATTTTCTATCACGCAAATCAGACCTTGTATCCTCTACTTGCACCTTAAACGCTTTCACTTCCTCAGGGGCCTTGGATACCCAATATTTCATGAGTAATTCAATAGTGGGCCAAAGCCCCTTTTGTCCTTTTGTATTTAAAACTTCATCCGCAAAAAGAACATCTTCAGCTTTTCTAATAACGCCGTTAGATACAGTTAACATGTCTGACATATTTTGGTATCCCTTGCCAGTTTATAGCAACCCAAGGGATGTGCGTTTGGAAATCATGGGGAGTATGGCAAACGACCATACGTTTATTTCCCAATTAGCTATTCATCTTACACTCCCGTTTGGACGTACCCAGTGCGTTTAACACTTGCACGCTCTTCCAACGATTCGAGGGTAAGCTCAGTCACCCAATGACCCTTATCGGAATCACCGGTCTTAGCTAACTCTTCGAACATGGGTTTATCAAGATATGCAACTTTGAACAAGTCCTCGCGAAGTCCGTAAACAGTCACCGTTCCAGCAGCATTCCGTACATCTTTGTGTGCGAAAATGCGGTGAGAACCACCCGCTGAATCATAGACCAAAACTTCTTTCACAAGTCGGCGTTCAGTAGCATCAATAAACCGTGTTGAATTACCTGCAAATCCTGCGATAGCCTGTTTCACACGGAAAGTACACAGAACCATGTCAAACATTTTGTCAGGAGATACGGTTGTCCACACATCTGCAACCATGTCATTCAGTTCCTGTTCAGAGAATGAAGTACCGGAATTACGAGCAGTAACGTTCGTGGTAATGAATGCATCAATGCCATTCATCTGACGAGCTACGCCTGATGCACCTGACGCCTTAACAGCGTTCAGAACTGCATATTCCATCTTCATTTTCATCTGTCGAAGACCATCTGCTTTTTGGAAAGCATACGGATCACCCATAGCAGCAACGTTCACACGTCGCTCAGTCCGGGAGACCTGAATCGGTTGTTTGATAATTTGGGTTACGTTATTGGCACGACTCGGTTGAGTCAAGTCAGTAAACGTTGTATCAGCACCTTCTACATCTGCGGAAACGGAGCTAGGACGAGAAATGTTGTATTTGAGCCACTCATGCAGTGTTCCATTAGCGGTGCTAGTGGAGAGCAAAGTCAAAAGGGGCGTTTCGTCAGGAGAAACATCTCCGATGACATCCAGCAAATCTTCCCGGCGACCCGGATCCATGTATGTAATTAAGCCAACAGCCATAAATTAAATTCACCACCCTTCCCACGCCAGTTTTTATGTGACGTGGGAAGGCGTGTGTTTCCTACGTCACTCCTTAGAAGAAGGAGTTCCAGTATGCGTTATTTTTTGAAGTCGTTGTGCAATGGCCCAAACCTGCTGATCTCCTCGTCCATATAAGGATTGTTTTCGAAGAGCATCTAATTCTTCGCTCGCTCCCTGCGGAGGAACATTTGAACTAGAAGTGCTTGGGACCTCAGTCGTTACCTGATCTTTTGTATCAACCACTTCTTTCTTCACTTCTACTACCGCTTTTTCTGTAGCCTTTGCCTGAGAGGGGCTTTGACTTACTGCCGCCTCAGCTGCCTGTTTAAATGTTAATGCGAAGCCACCGTAATCTTCTGGATGCATATAAGAGTGGAGAAGCAATGCTTCTGTTCTCTTACTTAATTCCCTATCAAACCGCTCACTTGAGGGGTTTACTTCAGGAATAGCTTCAAACGCCTCTTTTTCTTGTTTCTGTTGTTCGAGCTGTTGTCTTGTGCGCTCAACGCGCTGTTGCTCTTTTACTAAATTCTCTACCGCCACTTCTGCTCTTTTTGCTCTTGCATTTGTTTCTTCGATTACTCTCTTCAATTTGTCCGTTTCAACATATTGCTCGCCGGTTGCCGGATCTACTTTTACAAATTGCTCGATTTCTGGCTCAACTACCGGAGTAGGATTTACTACTTGATTCGTTTGTTGCTGTCTTACAAGATTTTCTTGCAAGATTTTATTTGCTTCCAAAAGTCGTTTATTGCTTTCGGTTAACTTTTTAAACTGCTCACTTGTTCTGTCTTCGGTAACAACTGAATTTGTTTTTACGGGTTCCGGGTTGGAGGCTTCTGTTTTGACCTCAACTACGGGTTCCGTTTTAATTTCATCTGCCATGATTCACCTCCTTTCATGCTCGTTTGGTGCGGTGAGCATCGCCGCATTGAATCTTGTCAGATATTTACTTGTTGTTCTCCCACATACAAAACTCCGTCTTCTACTCTAAATTCTGTTGACATCCATCCTATATGACACTTATTACATCTTATTTCTTTACCAAATTGTTCAAAAAAATGTTTACACTTAATCGGTCCTTTTAATTCAATTTCTTCTAGCGCGTTATCTCCCCAAAAATCTCTTGCCCCTTTTTTATAAAATCCATTAAACGTGTTTTTACCAATAGACTCTGCATCTGATGGAGGCAGAGGAGGTAATTTATTCATTTCTTACCTTTTGCTGATAATTTTTGAAACCTTGTTTTTCCATACTTTTTTCTTCCAATAAATGCCGCAAGAGCTCCGGGATTTTTTGCTCCTTTTGCCGCAAGCTTCCCCTTAAGTGCTTTAAATCGTGCTCCAGTGCCAAGTTTTGCTTTTGTCATACGTTTAAAACCACCACCTTTCAATTTATATTTTCATTGTTTTTGTTTTTATTTCCCCTGTAGCAACTTTTTGTAAATACATCGCCTTATCAATTTTTTCCTGAATAGTCTGCAATAACTCTTTCGCATTATTCGATGCGTGAAATGCATTTAAATTCTGCCATTCCCATTCTTCTTTTGATTTTGTTTCTCTGGGATCCGCCCATAAATGAAACGCTCTTGCTTCTAGAATATCTTTGATAATTTTCCATCCAGGACTAGAGGAAACCATCTCATAAAGCGCCATTCCTTCGCGCATTTCAATACGCTCCTCATCACTCAAATCCCTTGGTTTATTTTCCTCATCTTGCAATTTTTTTAAAATATCTTCAGGAAGCTGACTGTCCATTTATTCCTCCAATTCCTGCCTGCATAGGGGGCTGTCCAATATTTTGCATAGGTTGTGATATTTGTCCAGTTTGAGCCCCTGTAGTAGGCATAGGTGACGTTGTGCCACCAAGCCCTGCCTGTTGTGCGGCTGCTGATTGTTCATTAGGCGGAAGATCTTTATAATTAATAGATACGGTGGGTGTTTTTTGTGGAGGAGCCGTTTTTTGCAACATTCCCTGCATTTGAGCTATGGAGGAACTTTGTGGAGCTGCTTCAAAGAATTTTTCAGCATCTTTAAACCCACTATCCTGGAGCCATGCAATAAAAAGTTCTTTAAACTTCGGTTTTACGTCTTCTTTCTCTAAAAGCTGAATGGCAACAGGAGAAGTGAGAAGCGTTTTCATAGCCTGATCTCTGGCAACACGCTCAGAATCTCCCGCACCAAGAGCCATTGATTGAACATCAGCTACATAATCATAGTTTCCCCTAACATCTTCGGGCTCAACAACGAGACTTCCCGAATCCATTCCGTCATTCATATTAAACTTCGGAACAATAGAATCTTCTCCGTTTCCGACCTGAACAGGATGAAGGGGGGTTTCTAAATTTTGAATATTTAAATTAAGATCAGGATTTTTCATCACCAGCTGTGTTGCCTCGTCGCTGGGGCCATATTTATTAAGTCCCCTATTTTGAAAATATTCAATTGCATCTTTTCCAACAACACGAATAATATATGTCGTTTTTTCTTTATCAGAAAACAACATTTCTTGATTCATTTTATGCCACAACATCATTTGACGTTCAATTGCTTCCGCAAGAAAATTTTGATTAAATGAATCACGAGCATTTCGCTGTTTTACTACTTCCTGAACCTCAGTTGCTGTTTTATCTTTTTGAAAATTTCCAAGATTTGAAACTCCAAGAGAAGACTCGCCAATAGCGTTCATCATTGCGGAAACCAAAGCGGAGTAAGTGTTATTAAAAAATTGAATAGCATTTGCGCTTGACTCAACAACCCGAAAATCTGACATCGGATTCTGCATTTGCCAACGGGCTCCTTTTCCCCATTCAAGCGTATATTGCTTTACGCTTGGTCCGATGGCAATTGGTGAATAAAGCTTTTGATTAATTTCATCAACATACTGACTTACGAGTGCATTAATTGCTTTTTGAAGAGACTTAACGGGTTCAATTTCAGAAAGACCATATAGATCATCGTCTATTTGATAATAACGGAGCATGGTTATGGGAAGTTCATAATTACCATAGGGGTTTTTTATATCCCGAATAATTACACCATGCTTTGGAGAAAATGTAACCCAACGATCTCTTCGATATTCAGTAACGAGCTCTACACGGGGATACACCTGGTCTCTTCCAAAAGGATCTACCGTTAAATGAGATATTTCACGGTTACGTGATTGCCAATTTGTTCCCCTCGTATCCCCACCGGCTGTCGCCTCGTTTCCTAGTGCCGCCTGTAAAACATCAAGATTCTGATAAATAGGAACTGAGCGCTGATCATTAATGGATTTAAGATCCTGAAAAGTAACCAACTCACGGACCTGAAACCAATTACATGATTCTATGCTTGTAGCGGTTGGATCAGGAAGACAATCTCTATTATTAAGAACTTTCATTTCTGGCCCATCAAAGATTATTTTTCCGTCTGCTTTTTCATATCTCCATTTACAAAGACCGAATGAGGCTCCGTACTTTCTTGTATTAAGATCCATCATTGCCCACTTAGCCAACATGGATCCTCCTTGTGTTGCTTGGTCCCATTGGAAATCAAGTAATTCATTGTTTATATGAGCACCCAAAACATCACCACCATCACGAGGAATTAAACGACCACGAAGCCTATTGGCAAAAAGTCGAGAAGTTATTTCGAAAATAAAAGTAAAAACACGAGGATCAAAAAGAAGGGCATCATAGGGCCACTTTGACTCATTTATCCACGAACGGAAAAGTTCATCTGCTTCATTAAAAGAAATAGAACCTATTCTTCCACGACCAGTTGTTCGCTTGTCGGTTTCGTCTTTTGCTAAATCATAATGACGTTTTAGCTGAGAAAAAGAAGTGGTGCTTGTTTTTCCAACATCTTTACGAGAAGCATTTGGTGCTTCAGTTGGGAATTTTACTTGTGGTTTTGTTGCCATAAAAAAACCAGCAAAATCTCCCCCAATAAAAGGAAAAATGCTGGCGGTAGCAGATTTCTGCCTAGACCAATTTATCTTTTTTTAACATCCTCTTCCAAACCTGTCAAGTTATTGTAAGAGGAATATCTATTTTTTCGTGTTGGCTGGAAAAAATTCTTGTTGCAACCCTATTAGTTATTTCTACTTTTATATCTCCCCACCCTGTCCCCTGATTTACCTTAATAAGCTCACGAATAACATCAAGAATAAGATAAGAATTTATTTTATTTTTATCCAATGACTCCATTATCTCCCAAATATCAGGACGAATCTGCCTTGTGAGGTCGTTAAATACCTGTTCGTTTGTTTTCGTTTCTTCATCGTAAGTAAGGGATTTCATAATTCTTTATATGTATAAACTATCTAAATCTCCATTTGTCTCGTTCTTTTTCCGTTTCTACAGGGTCATAATAGCTATCGTCGAAGTTTAGGGGAACCGTCATATACAATTGCCACGCCCCAGCAGCAGCCATTACTAAATCGTCGTGTTTTCCCCGTTCCGCCTGAGGTTTTCCCTCTCTTACGATAAACGCCATCATTTGATCCAATATTTCCTTGTCATAAATCTTTACACTTTTTTGACGAAGAGCGAGAGCAAAATCATCAAGCATTTTTCTTCGAGTTGCTTCAGTTGTCAACCAACCGATCTTTTCACTCTCTTTAAATGACGCGCTATCAAACACAGGCATTCTATAAAGATTTGGATAATTTAATATGTGAAGAACATGGATAGTTGCTTGCCCCATGTTTCTCTCAACGGCAATATTGGGCCACTGGTGAGTTTTATGCTCTATATATTTTGCTATTTTTTGTAATTCGTATCCAAACTGACTACTTTCAATTCTCTCATTAAAAACGAGAGGCATATCAGCATATTTTTTACTTACCGCAACCGCAGCACAAAGGTCTCTGCTTTCAGCTGGATCAGCAAAAATCATAATTTGTTCCTCGTCGTCAAGCTCTCTATATATGCGAAATGGAGGGAGCATTTTTGGAGTAATTTTCATATTAAATAAATTGACCGTCAGAAGCTAATCTTCCTGATTTTAAAGGATCAATAATAGAATGTTCTTTTATCCATTTCATGGTCATCTTATCAAAAAACTTTTCTCCTGAAGCAAGAAATGCCTCATCAGGTGTTTTGGGGTAGTCAGTTAAAAATTTTTCTTCTGTTTGATACTCTAATCTCTTTTTTTCTATAAATTCGTCATTATAAAACTCTTCCCAGCTAAAAAAACGAGGCTTATAAATGCTCTGTTCAAGCACTGCTCTTTCCCATTCCATCTGGAAGTAAGTGCCGGTGTTTCCACCCGTTGACTCCATAAAAATCATTCCTTTTCCTTGGGGAACTTGTTGGTTTGTTGCTTCTATAATTTCTTGTGCAGTTATTTTTTCAGTAGTTTCAAAGAATCCCGCCTCTGAATAATGAATATTTAACGCTGTGCCGCCACGACCTCCTATTTTAGATCCTGCCGTGCGGATATAAAAAAGCGCCTTATTCGTACTATTTTGAAGCTCTTGCTTCGTATCTACACTTAAATAATCCTCTATTTTAAACCCATTATTTCTACAGTATGATTCTATATAGTGGTGAACCTTTCTAAATAACTTTTCTGTATCTCCTTTATTTTGAGAAATACACATGCTAACGGAATTAGGAACTGTAATAAAATCGACGGCAAACATGGCAAGTATTAATGAGCTAAATCCCTCTTGTCGGGCTTTAAGAATTATCTCTCTCATTCCTTCCATTTTCGGATATTCTTCCTGAAGCATCTTGTAATATTTTTCCTGCACCGGTTTTAACTTAAAAGGAACCTCTTTATTGTCTTTATCAATAATGGTGAATTCCCCTTCTATAAAACGCATCTTGTCTATTCCAGAAGAAACATATACAGGAGAATTTTCATCAGGGGGTTTTATTTCGTTCGGATCAAATTTATCCGTTGGAGTCATCGAGGTAAAACGATCTTCTGGAATAAAAAATTTTCCCCTATTTCCTTTTGGTTTTTCTATTTTTTCATCCATAGTATAAATATTTTCTTTTGTGTCCCCCCAAATATCTTGATGATTTGGATCGGCCATAATTGATTCAATGGCAGCTTGAGTATTTTCTTCTATTCTTTTTCTTCTCGCGGAATATGGACCTCTTAAATCATGCTTTCCTATCATCCATTTTCCATATCCTCTTTCTAATGCGATTTTCCGCATCTTTTGCTTGTACTCCTCCGTGTTAACTCTTCCCATATCAAAGCCCTATGGAAATAATATCTATTTCAACTCTCGGATTATTTTGATCAATAAAAAAATCATCACGGAATCCAACAATATCATCCCATCCGTCATTTTCTAATACGTGTGCGCTGATAAGACCGTCTTCAATAAATTTTTTAGCAAAACTTACATTTGATTTATCTTTCCTTTTATTTTTGCAAAACCACAAATATTTAATATAAACAGGGCCGCTAATAGGATGTATTTTTTGGACAAGACACTCCATCGCTACCCGTTCAGTTTCCCTCTTTTTAACCTTTGCACCAAAAAAGCGGTTGGAGCGCTCTTTGTTTATATATGTATTTAAATCGGTCAACTCACCCGGAATAATTAACTTCATGTTGTTAACCAAGCAATTAATGCTTGTATGTAAAATCCTCTATACCGATAAAACATTCCATTAAAAGGAATTATTGGATCAATTAATTCAATAAAAAATGACCAAAATCCCTCAACGCAATTACAATCCTCATTACTACAAAGCCACATGGGAAAGCCTGCATAAATAACTTTCCACATCTCCTTTTTACAAATAGAGCATTTTTTCATAAAATTCTATGTTTTTTAATGAACTTCCATTTTTTGCTTTTTCTTAATTTATATAAAAAAATAGGAATCCTATACCATTTAATATCTTTAAAAATACCTTTAAAATCATTAAAGCATCCACAACATGGATTGGGCATTCCAACGCTACACTCATAACTTATATCACCACAAATATTACATTTTCCTAAACCACACATATTATTTTTTATATTTATCAATTACATTTTGTTGTTGGGCAATAATGTTTACTATTTTAGGAGAATTTTGGTCCAGACCCTCCGCTTGTCTTTCAACCTGTATCCCTCCCATTATAAATTCCAATGCTGTTTTTGCGCTGCGAATCGTTACCTTCTTTTCCCTAATAACATCAATTCCCTGTTTTTGAAGAAATTTTGCAATAATTGCATGTCGAGCTTTTACATCTGCTAATTTATCCTCAAGCATTAATTGCGCTTTTGTTTCTGCGTTTTTTTGTAATGTTTGCCTCTGCTCTACCCATTTTTCTTTATGCACCCGGCCCGCAAGCGTTGCCTCGGAAACTTTATATTTTTTTGCTAATTTTGAAATAGAAAGACGAGGATCTGCTATATACTCCTGTTTTATGGTAAACCAATCCGGGGGGACATCAGCTAAAGATGCTGTAGGAAGAATAGGATTTTCAACCACGACACCCTCTTCGGGGATTTTAGTTGACTGATTTTGTGGTTGCGGTAGCTTTGGTTCCATCAAATATATATCCGCAATTTGGACAGGTGATAGTTGCTTTATCTAGTCCTTCTTCTGTAGAGGACTCATCCCCCGGACCCAATTGCGTCATAAGTTTATCAAGAGAAATATCTTTTAAGTTTACGTGGTAATCTTTTAGATCTATTTCCTCATCTATTCCCATCAATAAAT